CGAACCTTCCCTTTTATCTATATCATCACTAACATTACTTAACATTTTATTTAATAAATAATTATATGTGTACTCCTTAAACAATTTACACACCTACTTCCTGCTCAATATTAATTGTTGATCCTAAATTAGTTAAAACATCAAATTTTATAAGCATACTATCCGAACTTAATTTTGATGTTGTATAATTTTGAATTTCTCTAAATCTATCATCCGCTAAAATGGCTTCCTTAACATATCTTTCTATTTCGGCCCTTGCTAAATCATAATCTAAACCGATCACATTTAATAGTTCATTGCCGTGATTTTTAGAGTAGATAATATGTTTATATCTAATTGTATTCATAATAAAATAGATGGCCTGTTTTAACGCTTCAATGCCATCTATTTTATTTACTATTCTACTATTATTAAAATCAATCTTATATGTCTTATTAGTCATTTCAGCAGTTACAATTTCACTACTTACGTTACTTACTGTTTTAGGGATCATATCATCACACCTTATCCATAATTACAAATTCCTGTCCACCTTGGACCTGTAATAAAATAACCTTATCTTTCAATTTTAATGCGTTATAAAAAGTTATAGTTTTTGTTCCTTTTATATTATGGTTATGAGAATTGTCAAAGCTACCACTTTCGCTTGATGTATTTTTATTTACAACTTCCGTATCAGATAAATTATCGCTATAGTTAATTTCATGAGTATGAGAAGTATTTGTTTGCGCTGTTTCTGTAGAACAATTAATCTCTATATTTACTGAATAATCAGTAAAAGATTTTGGAACAACTATAAATTCTTCTGTCAGTATTAACGTATCAGATATTTTTATTTGCAAAGGTTTAATCGAAATAACTGTACCATATAAAACAGAAGTAGGCTTTTGAGATGCTATAGCTTTTACAGCTATTGATTTTATCAGTTCTGATAAATTTTCACTTATGCCACTCATATCCTTAACCTCCTATGCTACATATAGTTTCAAATCCATATTATGAACATTACCATTTTCAAAAGTGTGCTTCACTTCATCAATTACAAAATATTGTTTTATATCTTCTGTAATTATGGCAATACTGTCTCCGCCCCTTACAAATTCGCCTACACTTTTTACTTCAAATGTTCTTTTTTCTTTTCCTTTTAGTGCATACAAAGCATCTAATTGTTTCTGAATTTGCGCATCATTTAACCCTTCATCGACTGTGTTAAAATACTGAAGCATTCCCCACTTATTAATCAATTCACTATTCTGATAAACAAACGCATCTCTTTTACCAGTTTCTTTATTATCCCTTACCAACTTAAATACGCTATAACTATCTTCAATATCCTTTACTAGAGTCGCATCTTGTAAGTGTGTTGTATCAGATAATACAAGATTTGTTTTCATATCGCTTAATTCTTTTAGTGTTAAATATCCAAAATCGTCAAACAAGCAATATTGTCCACCGCCATTATCTGATGTTAAATATAATGCTTCAGAACAAATGTCCAATAGCTTTTTATTGTCTTCTAACAATTTAGGAATTACAAATTGAGTATCGGCAATGTTCCCTACTCTTAATTTAAACTCTTCAGCAATTTGCTTTATGATCTCATTAGCTTTTTTATTAACAAATGAATAGGTTGCATTATAAAGTAAATATTTGATTTGGTCATAACTTGTAATTGTAAACGATTGTTCATTCATCTTATTCTCAATCTTAAAAACATACCCATAAAACCGCCCTATGCCATCAATATATAATTGAATAATATCGCCATTCTCAATTTCGAATGAATTATTTTGATGAAAAACATCACCTTTTACACAAGTAAGAGATAAATTACCACAGCTTCCGGTTCTTTTTAATGTAAGAGTTGCTTTTGAAACTATATTAGTTATATTCCACACAGTTCCGTTTTTCTTATCTAATCGAATTTCATAAATCAATATAGCCTCAACTCCATTCCAGCTTTTAGGCCTTTCATTAAATCCGCATCTGTTAATCCGTTTAATTGCTTAATCGTCCAATAATCTTCTTCACTTCCTAATTCTCTTAAAGCGATTGACATTAATGTATCTCCAGATTTAACTGTATATATTTGATTAACATTTCTCATATCAATTCTACTTTTTTGAAGCGCATTATTATCAATATTTATTTTATCGGCCGCAAAAAACTTATATTCTTTTAGCTTTAATTTATATTTCCAAGTTCCTACATCTCCGCCCTCTTCAGTATAGTTAAAGCTTTCGATAGAAATTGGAGAATTAATATCAATAGCGCTTCCTATAAAAACAAGTCTAATAGGTTTTAGCGTTTTTCTCCATTTTTCGATTTTAGATATATACTCAAATGGATCCAACAAGTTATTTTCTTCTACATTACAACCCGGATACCAATTAAGTGGAAATGAAGATTCTATTTGTAAAGAAAAAAGTTTAGGCATTTTAAGTTGAGTTACTTCACCTAAACTTATTATCTCTACACTTTTATTATTGCCGTTCCCTGTAACTTCTAACTTTTGAGGCAATACCGGAAGTTCAATTAATTCTTCATTATTATTATAGCTTAAATAAATATGATAACTCATTATCCAACCGGCACCCCTTCCATACTTGTATCTATCTCTTCTTTTATTTTAGTAGTTATTCCTTTGACTAAATAATCAATATCTGCATTCTCGTGAACATCCCCGGTAGTAACATAGACAACAGGCTCATTACTAATGTAATTCTGTATGTATTGCTGCTCTGCTAACTCTCTTAAAAGTTTCAAATCTTCAGAAGCAACATCAACTTCTCCTTCTACGTTTTCTACATTTGCCACGTTACCTATATCTAATCCACCATTTAACAGCTCATCTACTCCACCAGCTAAATCGAGTGTAGCTCTATTAGCAACTCTCTCGTCTCTTGTAGCATTCATTTCAATAGCCTTATCATATATAGCTAACGCGTCATCTGCTAATTCCGCATCTCTTTCCGCTTTTTCTTTAGCAAACTTGGCTGCTTCATCTGTTGCTAATGATGAAGTAAATGTAATTGTATCAATTGATACTCCTGGAATCTTATTTAATAAATCTATGAAGTCATTAACTTTATCGATTGTACCATTGATAAATCCATCAATTATTGCTAAAGCACCTATTTTAAAATATCCTATAAAATCTAAAATTCCATAAAAAGCTGTCTTAAGCCCTAACGCCATCGTTTGAATCCCTAATAGGAAACTATCCCAGGCAAAAATCATCGCCTTTGCCACTTTATCGTTAGTGTTCCATAAATAAATTAATACTACTATTAAAGCAACTATTGCAATTATGATCCACGTTATAGGGCAAGCTAATAACGCAGCATTTAACCCGTGCTGTGCTACTGTAGCGCCTAATGTTGCTTTTGACTTTAGCATTAATCCAGCTGCATGTATCGCCTCTATTCCTGCAGATGCTCCTGCAACCACATTATATGCTAACTGAATTGCCATATAAGTTCCTATCGCTGTTGCTACACCTAAAACTATAGGTTCTAATGTTCCCCAATTTTGAGCCAACCACGAAATAATATTAAGCAATGGCTCTGTTAATTTTATGAGCTTATTCATAGTCATTGTCCAAACCTGACTCCAAGTAAGTGGCATCTTTTTGAAATCTTTATTAATATTATCTGTTGCTGATAACATTGCATTTTTTACTATATCTGCCGTTATTTTACCCTCTGATGCTAGCTCTCTAATCTTTCCTATCGGTTGTCCCATATAATCCGCTATTGCTTGAATTACGTTTGGAGCTGTTTCAAACACGGCATTTAACTCTTCGCCCCTTAATACTCCAGAGCCTAATGCCTGCGTTAATTGTAATGATGCTGAAGATATTTCTGCTTGACTCGCTCCGGCAACTACAAACATCTTATTTAAATTCTCTGAAAAAGCAATTATTTCATCCGTATTGTTAAACGCATCTCCTGCTCTCATTCCTAATTTTGAAACAACATCTGCGGTTGAAAAATAATCTGCTCTTGATCTTTGTGCTGATGCAAATATTTTATTTTTCAAATCGTCTGTGTTCCCATCAGATATTAAATTTAATCTTGCGGTTATCTGAGTATTTTCATCAGATAATCCTACAAGTTTTTGAATCCCTATGGCGCCAATAGCAGTTTTTATTGCGGTTCCTAACCCGCCATAACTTGTTGCCGTTTCTTTTACTTTTTTATTCAGATTTTCTTGTTCTTCAACTGCATTTTCTATCTCTATATCTACCTTTGAAACAGTTTCTTTAATTCTATTTAGGCCCGATACGTCAACGTTTTTACCTACTTTTTGTTGCATACGTTCAAGTTCTGAAACAGTCATATTGACTGCTTGTGTAATGTTTCGCAAATTGCGAGTCATAAAATCATTTAATCTAATATCTCCCTTAACTGTTGCCAAACACTACCACCTCATTTCTTTGTCTTTTCCTTAATCTCTTTAGACTTCCTCAACGCACAAGCATAAATAAAAGCCTTCTCACGTTGAGAAAGCTTTAAATATACACTTGGTAATATATGCAATTCAAGGAGAACGTAATAAGCTAAATTAGCTTCAAAATCGTCCTCCTCTATGAGTTTTTTGCGTCTTCAATTAAATCTTCCATATCATTATCAAAACCGCTTAATTTAGTAATGGCGTTTGCTAAATCAGAGATTTCTCCTGGAAGTAATACTTTATGTAAGTAATCTTCTGGAGTCATACAACCTACAGCTTTGATTGATTCTGCATCCTTAAAGTTAGGATATATTGTTCCAGCAAGAATTACTTTTTCGTTAAATAAACTATTGTTGAATTTAACAGCATCCTTCTTTTTCTTTGGAAGAGTTGTCGCTTGAGTTCTTGCATCTTCGTATTCTCTATCAGTTAAAGTTCTGATTTTGAATTTATATAATTCTTTTGTCTCTGGATCAACTAATCTTTTAGAAATTGCAACTTCTTCTTCTAAATTTGCAGGTGTGCTATTTAAAAAATCCTGTAATTTCATTAAACTTTCCTCCTATTCTAATGTTGGTTTTGAAAATTCGTCTAAAATATCATAATCTTCAAATGTAAATGCTACTTCTTCATCTAATACTTCTGAATCAACATCAAGTTTAGCCACAATACTTGAATCTATATTTACTCCTTTAATAGCAATAGTTTGTTTTCCAGTACTAGAAGTTGAATCTTCATTAACTACTTGAACATCAAAATAAATATCTTTTCCGGTTTTTATATAATCTAAAATCATTTTTCTAAAAAGGGATGTAACGTAATAGATTGTCATCGTTCCTGTACCATTCCAACCAACAGCTTTGTGTTGAGTCGCTCTATTGCCAATGGTTTTACCTTCCGTCTTTTTCTTTTCAGCCTTAGCTTCCCATTTTTTCAAATAGAACATTAATTCAACATTGCCATTAATAGTCGCATAAGCTCTTCCTTCTGCTCCACTAATAGTATCTTTAAAATTCAAATTTTCTGAATTACCCATTGTCGCTTTTCCTCCTTCTTCTTACTATATTAAATTAATAGTCATATACAATTTCTCCATTGAATCAATGGTTTTTACAAATATCGTTACAACTATTTCATCTTTGTTGTTTCCTGCATCTACAGTAATATCGTTAGTCGCATCAAATTCTTCAATTGCCCCCATTGATTGTAAATTCTGCATATAACTTAATATATCTGCTTTCAATA